TCACGCGAGCCGGGCACGCGGATTTCGCAGATTTCGCGGTCGTCGTGAATTGGCCGGCCGGCCTTGGCGCTCTTGTCCTCGTTGATCACCGTGCCGTTCTTGAACAGCGCGATCAAAACGTCGTCCGGGTTCCTGATTAGCTGCGGCATTATCGTTTCCTTGTTTTAGATGTCAGCCGGCGCGGTAGCCTCCGCGCCGGCCGGCCGTGGTCCCGGCGCGTGTCTGAGACGCCGAGGGTAGTTTGTTAGTTGTTACGCTGCTTCGAGGTCGTTACCCGAGGCAGTGCGGTGGCAAGTAACGACCTCTCCGCGGCCGGCTGCGGGCGAAATTATTACTACGCAGCCGGATTTGAGTCCTCGGTTGCGGCCTCGCGGCCGTGATTAGGGTGAAAGCCGAAGCCTGTTTCGGCTTGTTTGCGCGCGTGAACCGCCTCCTGTCGCGTGGCGTAGATACCGATATGCTTAGTCGTGCCGTTTACGCCGATTTGCGCAATCCAACGGTCGCCACGTTTGACTACGCCGACGCATCCAGAGGTGTTGTCATGGCGCAGTTGGCAGTTTCGCTGGTTCTCACGCGCGCCAAACCGCAAGTTGTGCCACGCATTGTTAGTCCGGTCGCCGTCGATATGATCGAGTTCTTCCGCGTCTACGCCCGTCATCATTTTCCAGATGACACGGTGAGCGTATGCGCTGTTACGATTAATCAGACCGCGGCGATAACCGTGGTTCACGGCTGTCAATGCTTCGCGATCCGCGAACCGCGCGTTCCAGCTTTTGTGCGCGTCCATGCTGGTAAACATGCTACGAGGCCGTTTCTTCCAAAAAAGTTGCCCCGTCCGTCTGTCGTAACGAAGCAACTGGTTAAGTTCGTCTTGCGTCGGTAGCGTAACTGTCCTGGGCGGTGCCATTTTCTAGACCCTCGGTTGCCAATCCGATAAGGATAGACAACCGAGAAATCATTGGCAATAGCTAGGCGGCTGGGTTACTGTCATACAGGCGCCAGTTGTAGAGCGGATTGGTCATGCAAAGCTCGCCGGCCCACCCGATGAATTGCGCGATGGCATCCTTATCGATGGGCATTTGGCCGTCGCCGTCGAACAGTTTGTCAAAGTTTCTGTTCGGGTGATAACGCAGCCGCAGGCTATCGGTGTTAAGCCCGAACGTCGTGTTAGCCGGGCAGTTCGAGCCGATACCGCCGTCGAGCACGATCTCTGCCCGCTTGCCGCCGCCGATATATTCCAGCGCCGAGAAGCCTAGCTTGCCCATGCTGGTTTCGTTGGTCTGGCGTTGTATCGCAACAGTCGCGGCGTCATAGGCCGCGTAATGTTCCGGCGACATCAGCAGCAAGTCCGCAAAATCGCGTCCGCGGCTTTGCTTGGTCATGATGGCGTTAAGCAGCGGCCGGATAGTGGTCGAGTTGACCTGCGTGCCGATCGCGGCGTTATAGCTGTTGGCGTCGAAGGTCTGCGTCCGCCAGATCGTGGCGGTGGCGCGATCGATGCCGCCGTAGACGCCAGAGGTGTTGACGATCGGCACGGCGGTCGCAAGTCCAGTGATCTGTTTGCCGCCGTTTGCCGTGCCGTCGGAGTAAATGCCGGCGTCCATGGTATCCTCTAATGCCCGCTCGGCGGCGTCGACGTACGCGTCCAGCACGTCGATCAGTTGACCTTCGCCCTGGTTGTTCAAAATTTCCTGCATGCTGAGAACGATCGGCACGACGACGAACTTCGGCGAAAAGAACGCATCATTGAATAAATCGAGTGCCGGGTTCAGTAGCTGATCGTAGCCAGAATACCACTGCGCACTCTGCTTGCCGATTTGCAGCGTCTGCCTGATCAGCGGCCCGTGATAGGTTTGCCAGAGGCCTTTACGCCGCAGCACCGCGAGCAGCGCGTTATTGTTACTAACCAAGTCCTGGTAGTCTTTCGATCGCTCCTCGAGCGTCATCGAGAGAATCTGCTGATAGGCAGCATTCGTAGTGATATTTGGCATCGTCGTCTTGCTCCAGAATTACAGCGACCCGCTCGCCCGCCGTACGGCGTGGGCGATGATGTCGCGGCGTGAGGGGGGCTGCCCGGCGCGGCGCGGCGTGCGGACATCAAAGGTGGCCGGGGCGCCGGCTGGCGAACCGGAAATCGATCGGTCGGGGGCGCGGGTCTGAGCCGCTGGAGCGCGGGTCTGAGCCGCTGGAGCATTACGACCGGGAGGGTGCAGGAGGTTGGCGCGGGCGTAGGCACGATCGAGTTGATGCCCGGCGCGCAATTCCTGCACGACGATATCGCCGAACCCAGGCTCGTCTATCCGCGGGTGGGTGGCGGCGAACCGGTCGACCCCCCTTTTCATCTGACGGTACTGGTTGCGATATTGCTGCCGGGCCTGCATGTGCTGCACGACGCCGGCGAGTTGGGATATCTGCTGCGTTAGCTGATTGATATGAGAATTATGCGCGCTGGTCAGGTTCTGCGTCTGCATCTGCGCGTGCTGCTCGGGCGTGCGCGAGAGCACATACTGCGCGATATCAGCCAGCGTTATCTGCTGCCCGTCCGCCGTGCGCAGGTTCATGTTGCGAACGAGCACATCCAGCCCGCCGATCGGGTCGGCGCGCAGCTTGTTCTCCATGCTGACATAGTTGTTCAGCGCGCGATCGAGCGTAGTGCCATGCGACTGCGCCAGATCGTAGTACGGCCTGATCGGCTTGAAGGCGTTGTAGACCGCCTGCGCCTGCCGATGAAAATTACTGAACTCTCTATGCAGCCGATGCACCTCGGCGCGAACGTGAACCGGCGCCGCGTGCCAGTTTGCTTTGGCGGCTTGGCTCATGCGCGCGAGCGGCTCGCGGTAGGGATCGCCGGCCGGGAGTTGCTGCCCTTGCGGCGCCTGCTGCCGCGCCGGCTGCTGCGCGCGATCGGCGCGGGGAGCGAAGTGGCCGTGCTCGCCGCGCGCCGGTGGCAGCGCGGTATTGGGCGATGGCGGCCGGCGCAGGTCGATGCCGCCGGCCGGCGGCGGCGTCTTTTCTTTAGGTGATAGCGCCGGCACTGCCGCAGCAAGCGGCTCGGGCGGGCGGTTATGGCCGGGCTTAGCCTGCGCCTCGGGGAATGATTTGCCTTCGCGCGACTTGGCGAAGGACTTCTGGATCGCTTCGCGCCGGCTCTCGGCGCGCGCCTGCGGGCTCGGTGGCGCCTGCGAGCCGACGGGTGCCGGCGGGTTTGCCGGGTTCTGGTCGATCACCACCTCGTTCGCGATCCGCGGCGGCGCCTGCGGCGCAGGCGCTTGTGGTGCAGGCGCAGAGGGCGCGGGGGCAGGCGCGATGCCGACGTCGCTCATTGCGGTGCCTCTTGCATGATGGGCCGGCGCCCGGCGCGGTGCTGCGCGACGACCTTCACGATGGCGTCACGGCGCGCGCGCTTGGTCTCTGCGGAAGCAGAGACGCGGCTGGTTTTCAGTCTGGGTTTCTCGGTGCCGACCTCGGTCAATCCGAGGGCGCGGCCGACCGCGCGGAACGCGCTTTTGCTCTCGTAGAAATGCCCGTCGACCTGCTCGGTCGCCGGCATCGCGTCGGAAATGACATGCGGGCACGGCAGCGCCGAGCGCGCCGGCGGCGTCACACTATACGGTTTCGCCATGCGCCAGCGATTTGGCGCGACTTCCACCAAGTCCATGTCGACCCCTTGCCGCCTGCCGATCGCCGGACGCTGCCCGCCCGGCGATCGGTTAGTGTTTAATCCTTACCTTTGCTGCGCATGCGCCTTGTTCCGCTCGCGTGCCTCGTCCGCCGCATGCTGATGCTGCCGCTGCGCTTCTGCCTCCGCCCCGACCGAGCCCCGCGGCTGCGGCTGCTCGACATCCGGCGGCTCATTGATCGATACGGCGCCGTCCATGCCGACCGCGCGGTTGATCGAAGTAGCCGGCGCATAAGGCGTCACGCCGCGGTGCCCGGGATTGCCGGTAATGTCCTCTAGGTCCAGCGTCGACTTATGCGCGGGCCGCTCGCCCGCCTTCACGTCCAGCACGTTGCCCGGCATGTTATGAGGGTCAAGGCCGGGCTGCTCGATATTCTCGTAGCCGGCCCGTACCATAGCATCGATTTCGCCGCGGTCGATCCGGGTATTGGCGGCGCCCTGCGCCTTTTCGTTACGTTCGCGCTCGGCCTTGTGTTGGGCGTCCTGCTGCTCGTGGAATTTCCGCGCGGCGTCGGCGGCAGAAGACGGCTGCGGCCGGCGCTGCTTATCGTCATGGTCATGCTCGGTGTGCTTGGTCGACATATCCTCGGCTCCTTTACCTTCGCGCTGCCCGCGAGGTAACCAGTACCGCATCGGCAGTGTTCCACGCACGCGCGTTAAGCCGCGAGAAACTCGAACGGCAGCGGCGCCGAGACCAGCGAGCCGTTGCGCACCATGACCTCCACGACCACCGGCGACGCCCACAGCGACGGCTTGACGCCGGTCGAGAGCGTGCCGTCGACGTTGAACGTAGACGGCTCGTCATGGCCAGCGAAGTGAATGATCGAGCCGGGGAAGAAGTTTGTGCCGTGAACGAACAGCGTGAAGTCGGCATCGCCGATCATACAGCTGCCCGGCTCCAGAAAGTCCAGCTCCGGCCGGATATCCGGCGGCGTCGGCGTCGGCGTCGGCTCATTAATGGATTCAACATTACGCTGCGGCAGCGAAACGTCTTCGGGCTCGTTCAGCGACTTGAACGGATTGGTGGGCATCGCCCGCGCTCCTTCATATCAGTATGCACTCAGTCGCCTCGTCCCAGCCGCAATAGTCACAGCGTTTCGGCGCCATAACGTCTGCGGCGGTATGCTCGTAAAAGAACGTCGGCATACGGCACAGCAGGCAATGCCAGATCACGAACGGGCTGTAGCCGCGCACATGATCCCAGCATTCGTCGCACCAGCGCAGCGACCCGCAAGTCTTGCAGGACGTTTCGCGCTGCCGAACCGGCTCGCCGGTAAGCTCGAACCGCATTGCGGCGCCAATCCTTTGCTAAGCGCCGAGGAAGCGGCGGCAGCGTACGAAGCTGCCGCAAAAAAACTTCACGGCGCGTTTTATTGCCCTCCTACGTAAACGTAAAGACCTGCGGTGCGGTCGTGACCACACCGCCAGTGACGACAGTGATATTCCACGTCCCCGCCGACGTCTTTTTCGGAATGGTCGCGGTAAGCGTGGTTGAACTAACAAACACGGTCGGCGCCGCCACGCCGTTAGCGTAAACCACGCTCTGCTTGTTGAAGCCGGTTCCGGTCACCGCCGTGAGCGCGACGGTGCCGCTGGCGCCCGACGCCGCCGTGGTCGGCGTGATCGACGTCAGCGTCGCATTGGTTACCGGCGACAGGCTCGAGGCGTGCGTGGCGTTCGGGCCGGCCGCGATCGTCGCCGCGGTCTGGACCGGGCCGGTGCTCACCGTGACCAGCGGCCCCGCCGGATTGTAGACGCTGGCGCTGTAGGTTTGGGTAACGGCAACCTCGGTGCCCTTGCCCTCGGCGTCGAGACTCGGGAAGTTGGTGTTATCGGCCGAGGCGAGCTTGGCCGCGAACACGAGGCCGGAGGCCGCCGTGCCGTCGTCGACCGCGGCCTGCGAGGGCGAGGTCGGCGGCGTCGTGCCCAGACAGGAAAAATTAGTGGGCGGAGAGGGATTGCTGGGCGTGGTTGTGAGAATTGACTGTGCCATGATATAAGCATACCCCTTCAGTTATGACACTAAAAATCGATATTACCGGACAACGCTTCGGCCGCCTAACCATACTTGCAGAAGCCGGGCGGACACCAAACGGTCGGACAACATGGCATTGCCGTTGCGATTGCGGGAGCAACAAAATAGTAGACGGCGTCCGCTTAAGAAGCGGCGCCGTTCAATCGTGCGGATGCTTATCATCCAAGATTGATCTTACCGGACAACGCTTCCATCGCCTGACCGTGCTCCAAGAAGCCGGTCGCTCCACCGAGCAAACCGTACTCTGGCGCTGCCGCTGCGACTGCGGAACAGAAATAATAACCCGCAGTGCGGCGTTAAGAACAAACCACACTAGATCATGCGGCTGCCTTCATTCTGAAACCGCGCGCAGCCAAATCAAACATGGCCATGCCCGCGATACAGGATCGACCGACACCTACCAGTCCTGGGAAGCCATGATCCAACGGTGCAATAACCCAAATCATAGGCACTACTCCTATTACGGGGGCCGCGGCATTACGGTTTGCGAACGATGGCTGGATTTTCGCAACTTCCTCGCTGATATGGGGGAACGGCCACCCGGCCTTACGCTCGATCGCATCGACAACAACGGCAATTACGAACCGCACAATTGCCGATGGGTCACCCGCAAAGAACAAGCCAACAATCGACGCCCCTACCCAAAGAACCGCCGCAAACGCCAACGGTAGCTCCTCTATTGCTGATACTCGTTCTGCCGCGCCATACTACCCATCGCCAGACCGGCCGCGGTGCCGGTGCCAAGCAACTGCACGGCGTGCGCGTTGCCGCTTAGAACCTGATCGCGCAACACGCGCGGGTCGATGCCGAGCTTCTGGGCGCGCTCCCAAATCGATTGCGCCAGCAACTCCAGCTTGGGCGCGCCGACCGGCGTATCGACACCAGTCTGCGGGGCGTACGTACCCCACATGCGGGCTTGCGCCGGCACCGCCTCGATACCGAGCGGCTTCGCCACGTTCTCACGATACCAAGGGCCATAAGCCGCATACTCCGGCGTCTTCATGGAGGCCCCCGGGTTGGCATTTTTCCGCACGTCAGACATGCCCGATGCGCGCGTGAAATGGGCGTCTGGTACCGGCAGCGTGGTCTGGAAGCCGGTTTCCGGCACGCCCGACGCCTGCATGTAAAGTGGCACCTTGGGCTGCGTCATATCCACGACGCCACGCTCCAGATAACGAGACGCCGGCCCTGCCTGCGCCGTAGAGTGATACGGATGACCACTGACATCAAGGAGGTCAGCCGGGAAATCGGCGCCGCGTTTGTTTTCAGCAACCCCGCCATAACGCATAAAATCAGCAAAGCGGCCTTGTTTTGCAAACATATTTGCAGCAGTGCCGCGGTTGATTTCCGTCAGTACGTCCGAGCCCGGCGAAAACATCGGCACGATCGTATTGAACCGCTGGTACTCGAGCTTGGCCTGCTCGGGGCCGAGTAGCTGAACCATGCGCTGATACGCCGGGTCCATCACATACCAACTATCCATGCCTTTTGGTCAGCGCCGGATATTTGCCGGCTTCACTCAGCGTATCGACCATGCGCCGCGCGTTGCGCGGATTCATGATTGCCTCGGCGGCGTATGAACCCTTGGGGTCGGCTACTGCCGCGATCGACGGCGCCATGTTGCCCGGCCGGCGCCCCTGCTGGCCGATGTTGTAAAGGTCATCGCGGGTGACACCAAACAGCGCCTTCATGGCCGGATGCTCGGGCGCGACATTCGCGGCGGCCTGCGCTGCGATCACGTCGGGGCGTTGGTAGACGCCGGGGAAGGCAACACGCTGCGCCTCGCCGCGCGTGAACTTGTTGATGTTGCGCGGCGTCAGGGCGCGCGGCGCACGCGGCGCCGGCGCCGCTATCTCACCCATGACGCCGGGCGCCTCGAAGGTCGGCTGCACCATCCGGCCGCCGGTCGCGCCGAGCGCGCCGGCCGGGGCGCCGCCCGCCACGCCGCGGGCAATCATGCCCATGGCGGTCTCGGCCGCCCAGTCCGCGGACTCGCTGTCCTGCTCGAAGGGATTGAACTCGCCGGAGATCGCCTTGCCCGGCAGCATCACACGGTCGATCGTCGCCTTGAGCGGCGCCCCGATGATCGTGCCGCCAATACGGGCTGCCAGCGAACCCTGGCCGGGCGCCACGTAGGGCGGCGCCTGCATGCCGCCTGACGTGACCGCCGGCGGCGGCTGCGTCGCGTAGAAACCCGGGTCGGCAAGCCTGCCCATCGCCGTCTCGGCGACGCGGCCGACGTTCCCTGGCGCCGCGGCGAGGCCGCGTCCGAACGCCGTAGCCGCCTGCAGCGGCCCCTCGGTGGCGCCCTCAGGCATGACCGCAAGCGGCACGTTCGGATAGCGCCGCCGGGCGACCTCGGCGGCGGCCTCGAACGCATCCGGTCGATAGTCGGTTGTGGCGTCGTCCGGGCGGGGCCCGCCGATCGTAATGCGCGCCCGCGGCGGCACCAGCAAGTCCGGCGGCAGGTTATCGACCGCCGCGAGCTCGCCGAGGGCTTCCGGGTCAGGCTCGGCCATGGGAACCTACCAACGCCGCAGAAACACCCGCTGCCCGAACGTCAGCACGCCAGGAGGCGGCACGAACGGCGGCACCGGATGCGAAACGAAAAGGCCGATTTCCCCAGGCGTCAGCACGACCCCGAGCGGCGTCACGGCCAGCGTCAGGCCGGCCGGCGCCGACGCCGTCAGCAGCCCGACATCCTGGCCGGTGACCGCGACCGCGGCCGGCGGCGCGATCGTAAGCCGCGCGGCAGTCGCCAGGAGGACAGATCGACCGGTGACGGCGACCGCGGCCGACGGCGCGATCGTAAGCCGCGCCGTCGCTCGCAGCGCGACATTCTGGCCGGTAATTGATACGGCAGCCGGCGTGACGTTCAGCCCAAGCTGGCCGTCCCAGTGGGCTTGGTCCCACTGACCAACGTCCCATCGCTCTGGCACCCATGTGGTCATGCAATGGTAAGCGCCCCCGTGACCGGATCGAAATCGACGGTGAAATCGCCCGCGGTGGGCAGCGTCACGCCGCTGCCGTAGTCGACGAACCCGACCAGCTTGTTAGCGGCGCTGGAATTGTAGACGACGACGTAGCGAAACGGCCCGATGCCGCCCGCCGTCGCGGTAAAGACGCTGTCGGCCAGCACCAGAGTAAACACGCCGCCCGAGGTCGTGGCGCTGGTCGTGGTAAGCGTATTGCCGCCGGCGGTGTAGCCGTTGGCGGCGGCCGGCGGCGGATAGGTGACCGCGCTCCAGACCGTGTCCGCAACGCTCGGCGCCGTAGGGGTCAGGGCCGCCTTGAGCACCGCGGTTTGCAGGTTGTGGCCGCCACGCGATAGCTCGTCAATTAAGGCGTTGAACTTTGTAAGAGGGGCGGTTGGCATCAGCCTGACCCTTTAAGCGGACCCGCGGCGACGACGTAAACCACCGGCAGGCCGGGCTTGCCAACCACCTTGGTGACCGGCGTGCCGCGCCCGTTCGCCGCCTCGGAAACGGGCTTGCCGAGCGGCGTTTCGACGACGGGGAGACCGCCGGAAGCGATGGTCACAACCGGCGTCGCCATCAGAACGGCCCTCGCTGCGGCGCCGGCGGCTGCGCCATCTTGATCATGTGCGCCTGCGTGCGGGCGGCAAGCTCGCGCTGCTTCAGCGCATTGGTCTGCTCGTCAGCACGCGCCTTAGCGATCGTCGAAAGAAGGTCGGCGCGGTGGGCTTGGCCTTCGGCCATCGCCTTTTGATTGGTCTGCTGCGCCTTGGCTTCGTCGGCGGCGTTGCGGCCGCGCAACTCCAGCAGCTTGAGTTGCTCGTTACTCTGAATTTTCATCTTCTCGTGCTGATCGCGCATCTGCAATTCCTGCGCCTTCAGTTGCGTGTCGGCCTGATCCTTCTGCGCCTGCCGCTGGTTCTTCATCTGCTCAATCTGCAACTGCGTCTTGGTCGCCGCCGTCGCCGGATCATCACCCTGCGGCTGGTCGGCCTTTTGCTTCATCAGCTCGGCAAACTCGTCGATCGCGCCGTCGAGCTCGCGGCCGCCGCGAAACGCCGAGCAGGAGAACTTCAGCACCGAGGCAGCGAACCCCGAGGCCTGCGGCGTCGTCATCACCATCTGCGCCAGCTGCGGCAGCAACTGCCCGAGCATCGAGACGAACTCGGTATGGCGCTGCTTCTCGGCGTTCTCGTCAACAATGATCGTGCTGTCGGTTTCGATGTCGAGCGTGAAGGCGCGTGCCCGGCAGCTGCTGAGAAACTCCAGCACCTGCTCCAAGGTCGCGGTTTCGTTAAGCTGCGCGATAGCATTATTGCCGGACTGAGTCATCTGCTGCTGTTGCTGCTGCATCTGCGCGGCTTTATCCGGATCCTGCTGCAAGGCCTGCTGCGCCTGCGGCAGTTGCGACAGCATCCCGATCGCCTTCTGCTGCGCCGCCATCTGCTGCTGGATTTGCCTGATCTGATCCTGCTGCATCTTCTGCGTCGGCAACTGCGTCTGCGACATCTCGATAATGGTAACTGGATCAAATTTCTCGGTAATGATGTCGGCGGTGATCGCTACCAGATCGCGGGCAATGCGCTTGAGTTCGTTTTGCTTATCTTCAACTCGCGTCGAACCGAACTGAGTCTTAAGCTGCTGGGCGCCGAGCGTTTCTTTCGGGTCAGTGGCGCCGCGCATAATATCACTTAGACCCATGATCTGATAAACATCCTCAATGACCTGTTTGCGCAGGTCCACCAAGGTCGTCACCACTTGCGCGATCATGTCGATCGGCAGCCAGATCACCACGTCCTTGCTGCCGCCAAAGGCGCTCCAATTCGAAATTGGCACCATCACCGTCGACGGCGTCTTGACGCTGACGGCGCGGTTGATGGCGTCGCCGATCTCGCCGCCGGCCGGATAGAAACCCTTGCATTCGATCACGTCACTCAGCGCGTGTATCTTGCTGGTAAGCATGTCGATCTCGTCGAGCTGGTCCTTGTACTGCAGCACGTCAGGGACAGGCACGAGGCTGCCGCGCTGCACGGCGCCGTAGGCCGGCCGCGGACACGGGAAGAAGTTCTGCAGTTCGAGGTGCGGATCGTCCTCGTCGAGGATGTCCTCGCAGCCCTGCGCCACCCACACCACACGTCGTTCGTTCTTGTTCCAGATTTCCCAGAACTTGGCGCGCTCGCGATTATCGGCGCCGCCGATCGACTGCGTGTCCTTGTCGACCTTATACTCGGCGTCCTGGTAACAATCACCCGACGACGCCTTGAAGCGCACGCGGGCCTCGTCGCGGGTCAGGTAGCTGGCGGCGGCGACCCACCACACCTCCGGCCAAGTGCGCGAGACGGAGTGGAGAAAGTCACGGCGATTTTTGAAATCGTAGCAAACCCGCTCGTGGCCGTAATGCGATGAGCCCTTGGCGCCCTCGTAGCGCACCCAGATGGTGCCGCGCGCCGCCATCGCGAGGTCGTCGCGAACGAGCAGCATGGCGTCCTGGATGCGGCCGACGTCAAAGGCCACCGTGCAGCAGCGCTCGAGCAGTTCGCTGGCGGCTTGGTAAACCGGCCTTCTATCCTTAAATTTGGTAACGACAACCGGCACCGGCGCGGTCGCGTAGATCGCCGGCTTGAGCACCTCGCAATTCGCCCAGAACAACTGAAACTCACGCGTGCGCGTCTCGGCGCAGAGCCGCGACAGCGAGGCGTAGCGCGCGTCAATCAGGTCACAGTGATGGTTCCAGTCCTCGAACGCCTTTTCGCTTTCTTCGAGCAAATTAAGCCACGCGCCGGAGCGGCGCGGCTCGACCGCCGGGTTATAATCCAGCGCGTCGTGCGAAACGTCCGCGTCGCTCGGGCCGGGCGCCGCGTAGGGGCGCGGATCGCGATCGGCCGAATACGACGGGTAGTCGGATGACCGCTGCCCGGCCATGCGTCACACCCCCCTTTGCGAAACAAAATCAATCCTATAGTTGCACGCGGCGCACCCGCGCGCCACCTCGGCGTGCGGACACCTTGCTCCGGGCGCCGCCCGGGGCCTTTTTTCTGTCGCGGGCAATCTTGGCGGCCAGCCGGTTGGTAAAGTCCAGCGTCCAGGCCACTTCCAACAGCATCCGGCACGCCTCATCCACGCGCTCGTGGCCATACAAACGCTCGATAACGGCGCGCATCCTAGCTCGATCGTGAGAAGTCATCGTCATGAGCAACCCCAGCAAAACCGAGTTCGACTGCTGCGAATGCGGCGTGCGCGTCATCTGCTGCGTGCCATCGCCGATCCATCCGTACTGCGCGCTGTGCGTCTGGCTGCCGGGATGGTGGCGCGATCCAGCGATGCGCGCCCGGCTCACAGCCGCATGCCCGAGCGCGGCGGCGCCGGCTCCGGAATGTACCAGCCCTCGCGCCGGGGCATAGGGATGACGCGCGCCGTGGCCGGCTTCCAGGCTAGGGACATATACCTAAATGCGTCTACCCGATCACTCGTCCAGTCATGCAGCGGATTGACGGTGAAGCATTTCTTCTCATCGTCCCACTCGCGGCGGTACTGCTCCAGCGCCGGCAGCAGCTTGTCCTCGCAGCGCGGGTGAAACACGCAGAGCCCGAGCGTGCGGCGCACCGCGTTGATGCCGTCCTGCCGAGTGGCGTCGGGCGCCAGTTGCGGGTGCAGGCCGAGCGCCCCCATCGTCTCGACCCGAGTGCGGCCGGTCGAAAGCTCGCGCACCCTGGCGTCGTGCGGCACCCAGTCCGTCCCGTGCCGCCAGCCGCGCTCGCCGTGCACCCGCACGATCTCATCGCGCCACCAATCCAGCGAGGCGCCCGAGGTCGAGAGGCAGTCCAGGATGTAAAGCTGCGAGCCGGCGGTCTGAAAGAAGATAACGGCAGTGTCATCACGCATCCCCAAGTCCCAGGCGCGGTGCACCGGCAGGCCCGGCACCGCGTCGATCGCCAGCACGCGACCTTCCTTGCGCAGCTCGGCGCACTCGCGCGAGAAGATCGCGCCGAGCAGCGCCGCGGTGAAGTCGCACATAAATTCCTGCCGCCACATTGCCTCGCCGGCCTCGCCGTAGAGGTCGCGGTATTCCTTCAGCGCGGCGTCCAGCTCCGCCTCGCTCATGGCGTCGGTGTCGCGCGCAGTCAGCAGCTCGCAGAACCACCCGGAGGCGTGCTCGGCGTGCTTGAAGATGTTGTAGGCGTGATTGCGACCGCGCGGCGTCGTAACAAACACCACCCAGCCATTGTTTTCCTCGAGGATCGGCCGCGCATAGGCCCACGCGCTCGGGTTGGCGAGCGCGTATTCGGAAAACACCAATCCCGCCACCGAGCCGCCAACTAACGAACTATCATAACGATCCGAGCCGATGATCTGAATGGTGCTGCCGTTGCACAGCCGGATGAACATCTCCTGATCATTGACCTGCGCGCGCAACGGCACCGGGAATGCCTCGTCAATGCGGCGGCGGCCGGTGTGCGGATTGACGGCGGTCCAGATGGTCTTGCGCCCGTGGGCGTACTCGGGCAAGGCGTAAGCGTAATTGCCGACGCGCCGCATCGCGGCGACGCACAGATGGTGCAAACAAATCTCATCTTTGCCGGCGCGGCGATGCCACACCGCAACCGCGCGCTTGCCGCCCTCGTATAGATAACGCCAGAGCTTCATCTGATGCGGGCGCGGCACCCAGCCGTTCGCTGGCACTATTACTTCAGTTGCCACGGCACGCCGCCCAGTACTCGCAGCATCTCCGCGAGCGCCTCGGTGTGCTCCTCGCCGCCGCGCTCCAGCTTGTCCGTCATGCGCTTATACCAAGCAGCGTAGATATCACGCGCATCAACATCGCCGCGACCACAATACGGGCAGACGATGATCATTTATTACTTCGAGGTTCGTTACTAATCGACAACTTATCGACGCCGTTGCCGCTGTCGTGATCGATCGTCACCGTCCTCCGATCGACCGACTCGATGATGTTGCGGATTATCACTTTGATATCGCCCTCGCCGCCCTCTCCGGTCATTGGCTGCGCCGGCCGGCCGTAGCCGCGATCGAGCAGCATGCCGATCGCGACGATGCGATGCTTGATCGGCACGTCACCGCCGTGCGCGAAGCCGGCGAGCGCGCGGATGCCGGCCGCGCAATGCGTGCGGGCCAAAGAACGGATATCAACTGGTGTCTTAGTCACTTGACCCTCGGCGCTGCCCGCCGTGAATGAAGCCCCTAACCTACGCCGCCGACACGCAAATACGCAAATCGCATTGCCGCATCACCCGCAGCAGGATCGCGGTCGAGGCCGGGATCACCGCGTCGCCGGTCAAGTAGCGCCGCACCGTGCGATCGGCGACGCCGAGAAAATCTGCCATCTCTACCTGGGTCATGCCGGCCGTTTCGAGGGCGTCCGCGAACTCGCGCGGCGCCATTTCGGGGTCGATCACCAACTGCTGCATCTGAATTACGCTCCATTACGCTCCATTACGCTCCATTACGCTCCATTACGCTCCATTGCGCGGCAGCTAACCTACTGGACCCGCTGTCCTATCGTCAACTACACATTTTGTTAAAAATAACGCTTGACCTGGACAGGCTGTCCGGTCGATAAAGAACGCGCAGCCGGCTGCGCCGGCTGCACCGCCGGCTGCGACCCCGGGGCCACCTCAAAGACAGGAGCAACCGAAAATGACCCCTACATCATTCGCCGCCGAAGTAATCGCCGACCGCAGCGGCAAGTTCAAGTTCTGCGGCAACGGCATGCGCTTCGGCACTGCCGGGGAAGCCGAAGCCTACCTGAATAATCTGGCGAGACATTGGACCATCGTGTCGGCTACCCGCGTGGCGCCGACGCAGGACCCCCCGACGCATCGTTACATCAAGGGACATGGCGCTCAGGAAATTCAAGGAGAAAACACGTGACCTACCGCCCGAACTGGCAGATGCCGGCGCCGGCGCCGCCGGCTGCGACCCCGGGGCCACCTCAAAGACAGGAGCAACCGAAAATGACCCCTACATCATTCGCCGCCGAAGTAATCGCCGACCGCAGCGGCAAGTTCTGCGGCAACGGCCTGCGCTTCGCCACCGCCGAGGAAGCCGAATCCTACGTGAATAATCTGGCGATGCGCTGGACCGCCGTGTCGAACACCCGCGTGGTGCCGACGCAAGATCCTCCGACGCATCGTTACATCAAGGGCCATGGTGCCCGGAAAATTCAGGGAGAAAACACATGACCTACCGCCCAAACTGGGACGCCCTCGCGCTACGAGCACTCATCGACAATGACCAGGAAGAACTCGACCGCCTCGACAAGCTCTCACGCTTCTCGATCGGCAGGCTCTGCCCGGAGTGCGGGGAGAAGGAGGAAATAGACAGCGGCAACGATAATTCCTTCATCTGCCTCGCATGCGAACACCAATGGGATGCCGACCACCAATGGAACGGGGAGGCATAACCATGGAAAAAGGCCAAGCCTGCCGCTGGTGCTGCCAGATCGTGCCCCAGCCGTGCCCGTCACAGGTCGCCAGCCGGCAATGCCCGAACCCGAAGCCGAAGCAGACCACGAAGCGCCGGCATCACAGCGTCACCGCCGAGCGCATCATCGACGCCGTTACGCGACAAATGTGCACGCTCGACAACCCGGGCTTCTGCGTCGCCTGTGGTAACGAGCAGGACGGCTGCGAGCCGGATATGCGGCGCGGGATGTGCGAGGCCTGCGGCGCAGCCGGCGCAGCCGGCTGCGGCGCCGAGGAACTGCTCTGGCGCGTCAAGGTGCGGCCCCGCCTTCGGCCGAAGCCTGCGGCGTAGCCGCCGGCTCGGGCACCCGGAACTCCCGGCACATCGCCAGGATCGCCATGTGCAGGGCCTCGTAGCGGGCCCGCTCCCGCACCGCTTGGTCGCGCTCGGCATAGGCCGACGCGACGCGGCTGTCCGCCTGGGTCTGTAGGCTGTCGTGGGCGTCGGCCACGACCCGCATCGCCGCAAGCTCGACCTTGAGCTTGCCAATCTCGTCGACCAGCGCGTCACGATCGGCCGCCATGGCGTGATACTGCTCCAGGCCGTGCATCACCGCGGCCCGCCGCGCGTCGGGTAGCTCGCCGCTGCCGTTTCCATTACCTGCCATATAATACCCTCCCGATGTCGCCACTTGTCGGCATTTGTCGTTTCAGCGCCGGCAACGCCAGCGGCGGCCATACCAGACCTTATGCATGCCGTACCTGTCACAGATCGTGTGCTGGTGTCGAGCCGGCGCCGGCTCCAGGATCGGTCCAGGAGCAGGATTCAGCAGTTCGGCTACCTCAGTGGCCGGCGGCACCGAAACCGCATCCACGGGCAACGTCGGCGGCAGCGCCGGCGCTGGCCGCGGTGCCTCGGGATAGCGTCGCACGAGCGGCAGCCGATCGGCCTTGGCCTCGGCTGCCGCCGTAGGCGGCGGCGCAGCCGGCGCAGCCGGCTGCTCCGCGGGCGAGGGCCCGAGCAGCAGGCCGGCGGCGAGGGCAGCCGCCACGGCGGCTGCAGTGCAGGCGAGCGTGGCGAGGTGATGTTTCATACCGACCGGGGCCGTACATACCGGGGCTGTACATCGGCGCAATGGCGATAAAGCATATCTTCCAAATCCTCGTGGCCGCACCCGCGCACCAAAGCCCGCACCCGCATAAAAGCCACCGCATCCAAAAACGCGACGGCGGCCATGCTGTCAGGCGTGCCGGGGATATCAGCGTCGTCACTGCCGCCGGCCAGCCCCACGAGTATCCGCTCGGCCAGTTGCTCTAGCTCGCCTCGGTTGAGCCAGTTTGGCGGCGGCGTCGTTTTCTCAGGCATGTCGTCCTCCTCTGGTTAAGCTATGCCGCCAGCGCGCGGCTGGCGTCGTACAATGACCGGCGTACCGTCAGTTTCAGTTCGCCGGCCGCGGCGGCGGCGCCGGCGGCGGCGCCGGCCATGGCGCGCCATAGGTGTTCTCATACCTATATAAGAGAATACCCTCTATTATATAAAGTCAGTACGCTATACGCAGCAAAAGCTAACCCATTGATCCGCCATAGGTTTTCCGCTGTACCGCCGCCGCGTATCGCCTCTGCCCCGCCCAAGGCCTCCGTACGCATTTTACTTGTCCACGTTGTGGATACCCAGCCGCGCCACCAGCGCGGCGGTGTCGCCGGCCTCCTTATCCTCCAGCAAAATTGCACGGCTCAGGTTCACGAGTTCCCGCGCCGCGACGCTGTTACCGACCACCGGCCCCTGGTATCCGCGCCAGCACAGAATTTTGTGCTCGCGCTCGACCGTGCTGCGGGGGGTGCGCAGGTTTGCGAAGTGCGAGGGCACCTGCATGGCCTCGGCGCGCAGCCGGCGCTTGATGGTGATCTGAAAGCCGACGACGCCGGTTTCCGGGCCGATGTCGCGCTTGGCGGCCTGTAACAGATGCTCGCTGGTAAACAGCGCGTCGGGTCCGAGCCGCTTGCGGACTTCGATGAACCACTCGTCCATCTCGCTGAGCGCAAGCTCCTGCATGGTCGCCTTGGTGGCAGTGTGCAGCGGCGAGTAGGCATCGAATTTCGAGAGATCACGCCCGGCCAGCATGCGCGCCAGGGCGGCGATATTCCCCGGCACGTTCATCCAGGCATCCAGTGCCTGCGCCATGCTCTCCGTCATCGATGGCCCGTTGCGCAGCGCGGATATCCGGCGATCGCCGGCCGGTATCTGGAGCGCGTCGCCGTTGTTCGAGGCAATCAGATATGAGGCGTAGGCCACGCCCTGGAATGCCGGCCGGCCTTTACTGGTAAACGTGCGCAGCACCGGCCTCGGGTCGACCACCTCCTTGATGCGCTCGTAGACCGCTCGCCGCTCGGTCCACCGTCCCGCCTCGGCATTGTCGCGGCTCTCCGAGACGAACACGATCAATGCGTAGGCGGCCCAGTCGGTATAGACGCCCTGCGCCGATCGTCCGTTAAACACATCGAAGTCTATCGGCCTGACATAGGACCAGCCGAACAGCCGCGAGAGGATGTCTTTCAGCATGCCGCGGCCGGCGCCGTAGACCGGCCGGCCCTCCTCATCGACCGCGACCATGATCACGGCGACGCTTGGAATTTCCGGGTGCTGGAATTTGTGTGCCAGCCAATCGAGAAACCATTCCCGCTCGATCGGGTCGGGGATCAGGTGGGTGATGAACGCCCACCACATTTCCAAGTTGCCGTCGCCGCTGTGCCGCGGCGGCCGATAGGTGTTTTTGTAGGTGTGCCCTTCCTCGCAGAACAGCGGAAATGCCGCGCCCGGGTGCATCCGCACCCCCCTGATCCGGTGCCGCTCGGGCTGGTGGCTCCACATCTTGGTCGCGTATTGCAGCTTGGGGGCGCGCTCGGGCGAGCGATCGAGCGCGCTCCAGTCCATGTACGCCTGCCTGAAGGCTTCCATGGTGATGTGGCAGGCGTCGCTCGGCTCGTATAGCTCGACCACCGTCCCGGTCGGCGCGCAGTAGGCGTGCGTCGCGATCAGCCACTGCACCATCCTGCCGATCGGGGCGTCGCGCGTCGGTCGAGGCGGCGCCCCGGTCGCTCCGTCCGGTTCCGCCTGCGGCGTAGCCGCAGGCTCGGGTTCCTCGTTCCTGCTTTGGTCGTCCCGCCCATTTTGGGCGTTTTTGTCCTCGTTTTGATCCGGAGGACAGGAAGCCGGCGGGACTTGTTGTCCTGTTTCCGGCGGCGGCATCACTCCGAGTTCGGTCAGCCGCGCCGCTATCTTGGCCTCATCGAATCCGCCCCGGCGCAGCACCTCGTCCCGAAACCGGTGCCGGACCTCGGTGCGGGTGTCCCAGAGCGACAGCCCCTCTCGACTGAGGTTGACTTTAACGCGATCGGGCGAGCCCGAGGTCTTATCCCATATCCGGGCGTAGCCTTCTTCCCGGATATTGCGACCCTTGCGCAGTTCCTCGTCCAGTTGCGCCAGCGTCAGTTTGGTGACGCCGTCCGATAGCTCGAACACCTGCTCCGGCTCCAGATCGTAGAGCACGCGCTCTTTGATACTGTCGGGGCGCACCAGCGAGGCCGGGAAGAAGCCGAGGTGCTCGTAGGCCTCGTCCAGGGCGTCGCGCAGCGCCTCGATGTCCTCGGCGGGGAAGATCGGCAGGGCGTCGAGCCGGGTGTTGAGGATGGTGCGTTCGCCATCGTAGCCGTACTCCCGGCCCGGGCTGTGCATGCCCCACACGCCGAGGTATTTGCGCAGATTGCCGGTGAAGAACTCGGTCATGTTCTTGAGGGACTTCTTGCGCGCGAGCGTTTCCTCGTCGTCGCCCTCGGCCGGCACATCTGCCAAAGTTGGATACCAACTGCGGGTGCGCAGCAAACGGTGTGCGGTGCGGGTGGTGCGGCCGATCAGTGCGATCTTGACCGCGCCGGAGTGACGGTGAAGGCACTGGTCGAGGAAGGCCGGATACTTCTCCCCGATCACTGCCATCACTGCCGCCCGCGCGGCGCCCGCCGTGGTGTCGTTATCGATGATGAATAGTTCGGTGCCGTAGGTACGGATGGCGGCGGCGCGACCGTTCCAGGTCGCGATGTCCGCCGGGTCGTTTGGGATATTTGGCCAGTTTCGGAACGGACTGTCCTTGCCGCTCTTTAACGGGATGACATCGTAGCCGTTGGCTTTGATGTTCAGCCAGACTTGCCGGCGCGCGTGGATAGCCTTAGGTTTCAGGCTGTCAGACATTTGGTCTGATCTCCTTGGGTGTAAAGGGTTCAGATCGGGGTTGCAGCGGCCTTCAGCCCCGCTGCGACCCCTCTTTACTCGCCGGATTTCCGGCCGAGCAGGGCGTCAATATCTTCTGAATTTTTTATCAGCGCCAGTACCACCCCTAGCGCCTCGATCCGCCGGTGATACACGATCTGGTGCAGCGACAGCCGGCCGCCGCGCGGGCGCTTGCACTCGGCCATGATCGCTTTGCCGCCCGGCATCAGCACCAGACGATCGACGAAACCACGCCGCCCCGGCGTGACGACTTTCAGCGCGATGCCGCCTTCTGCCGCGACCCTGCGCACGAGTTCTTCCTCGATCGTGCATTCGCGTGGATTGCGCTTGACTGGCATGAAACGCCCCGTGTAGCCTGTCGGCAGATAAGTGAAGTTGAAGATGTACAGGGAAGAGGAGCAAGGAAAGAGTGTCTGTCCACAGCACATTGATCGGCGGCTCAACGGCTGGCCGCCTGCTTAATTGCCCCGGCTCGCATAAAGCCATCGCGGCGCTGCCGCCCGCCGCCGAAATCACCTCCGAATATGCCGAGCAGGGCACTGCCCTGCATGAAGTAATGGCGCTGATCATGCGGCGCGCCAAGGCCAAGCCGCATATGACCCACGGCGACTTGCGGCGGTTTGCCCACGCGCTGGTTGGCAAGCGTTTCCATGACCGTGAATTATCCCAAGATGATTGCGACACCCGGATTATTCCGGCGCTGACCGCGCTGGAGCGGCTGGAGCAAAGGCATAGCGCCCCGTTCCCGGTCGAAGATTATCGTGTCGTTGGCGTCGAGCAGAAAGTAACATTCCCTGGTGTCGCTGGCGGCTACGGCACCGTCGATGTGATCTTACAAAATTCAAATAAGGTTTTGCACGTCGACTGGAAATTCGGTGCCGGCATCGGCGTGCGGGCGGTAACGAAGGACGAAGCCGGTGAACTGGTCAATTCGCAATTGCTGTTCTACGCCGCGGCGGCGTTTTCTACTTTCCCGAAATACTACGCCAAGAGCCGCGAGCTGGTGCTGGCGATCGTCCAGCCGGCCGGCGCCGAGCCGCTGACAGATGTCACGGTCGACCGTGACGAGCTGAAGCAATTCCAGGAGGACGTGGAAGCCGCGGTTAAGCTGGCGCTGCGGCCGGATGCGCCGCGCTCGCGCGGCGAGCACTGCCGCTTCGCGCCCTGCAAGGTTAGCTGCCCGCTGTGGACCGGGCCGCTGCTCGATTTTACGGCGCTCGGCCCGCGTATTCCCGAGCAGCGCGATGTTCTGGCGCCGGCCGATGAGCCCACTGATTATGGTGTGTTCCTATCGGCTGCCAAGACGCTCGCGGATCAGGCGTATCTATACAAAGCGGAGATCGACGCGCAGCTACACGCCTATCTCACGGCCGGCGGCGTCGTTCCCGGCTGGCGGCTTAAGCCGAAAGTAAAGCAACGGCAGTGGATCGACGACAGTGTCGTGGCCAAGACGCTGTATAATCTCGGCTACAAAATTGATGAAATCTGGCAGAAGAAACTGCTTACCTTCGCCAGCGCCGAGGCGATCGCTCGCAAGCTCGGCACGAAAATTCCAGACGAATTGCGCGTGGTGCCGCCGTCGACCGAGACGACGGTCGCGCGCGAGGACGATCCGGCGCCGGCGGTTACGCCGCAGGTGTCGGCCGAGCAGTTCAGCGCGGCGCTGAACAGGCTGATCACAACTAACAAACCGGAGACACTGAAATGACCACCAACTTACCAGACGTACTGCCGAGCGATTTCGTCAAGTCGCTGATGAACGGCATTGCCGACTCGCGCGCCGGCTCGACCACCGGCTACAGCGGCAAGCCGCTGCTGCGGCTGATGAAGTCAAAGGAATGGGTGTTCGGCCAGGAAAACATCGAGGTGCAGGAGGGCTCGCGCTGGATTGTCAACGTGATGTCGCTCGAGCACGGCTGGACCTGTTGGGTTGACGACGGCTCCAAGAATAAACTCGCCGGCGAGGTCATGACGCCGGTGAACGTGCCGCGCCCGCCCAAGCCGGCGCCGATCGACGGCACCGAATTTAAAGAGCAAAGGAACATGGAGTTGAAGTGCCTCGACGGCGAGGATGCCGGCACCGAAGTGATGTACAAGGCATCGAGCTACGGCGGCATCAAAGCTTCTCTGAAGCTGATGGACGAGATTTATAAGCAGCTTGCGCGCGATCCGCACCACCCCTGCCCGGTACTTGAGTTGCGCAGTGACAGTTACCCCCACTCCAAGTGGGGACAGGTGGTCGAGCCGATACTGGTTGTTGTGGCCTGGGCCGACATGCACGGCCGACTGGAGGGCGCCCCCGAGATCGCCGCGCCGCCGGCCGCGCAGCCGGCTACGCCGGCTGCCGAGGTTGCCGCTGTCGTGCGGCGCCGCCGGGCCGAGATCGCGCAGCCGGCTGCGCCGGCCGCGGCTAAGCCGGTGGAGGAGATTGCCGCGAAGGCGATGCAGGAAATTGCCGCCAAGGCGGCGGTTGCGGCGGCCGCCGCCGTGCCGCTGCACACCGGCCAGCGCCGCCGGCCGGTGACGCGGTAAGACCGAATAGAAAAAGAGGGGGCGGTCCAGATGGCTTATCAGCCGGCCTTTGAGGTTGACGCGGTAGGCTATCTGGACTTCGAGACGCGCTCGTCCACGCTGGACCTGCGTCAAGTGGGCGCCTATCGCTACGCCACCGAGGCCGAGGCGATCGTGCTCTCTTATGCCATTGGTGGCCCGGATGCCGAGGCCGAGGCGGTCGCGGTATATGACTTCAAGAGCGGGCCCTTATCCTGGGCAGGCGCGCCCGACGCCGTGAAACGGCACCATGACCGCGTGATGGCCGGCGAGGCGATATGGGCGGCCTGGAATGCCGGCTTTGACCGCGCGATCTGGAACTACAGCACGCTAGATTTTCCCGAGATGCGGCCCGCGCACATTATCGATGTGATGGCGCAGGCGACCGCGGCGGGGCTGCCTCCTGACCTTGCTCAGGCCTCTCGCCTCGCGCACGGCGCCGTCAAGCTGACCAGCGGCCGTGACCTGATCAAGTTGTTCTGCCTCCCTGGCTCTGATGGCGATCCCTGCCGGCACCAAGAGGAGTGGCAGCACTTCCTCGATTACGCCTGCGCCGATGTTGCGGCGCTGCGCGACCTCTTCCGCCGCACGCTGCAATTGCCGGCGCGGGAATGGGAAGAGTATTTCGCGATGGAGCACATCAACGAGCGCGGCGCCAGGGTCGACCTTAGGATGGTGCGGCAGGCGGCGGCCCTGGCCCGTGAGGATCGGGCGCGCAGCGCGGAGGAGCTTTACAAGATCACGTCCGCCGCCGTCGCCTCGGTCGACGAGGTCGCCAACATGGTGCAGTGGCTGCTGCGCGTGCTGCCGGCGGATATCGTCAGCGATACGCTGATCAAGTGGCCGGAAGAGGTCGACGACGACGGCAACGTGACGCGTCCGGCCAAGCATCACCTGACCCGCAAGCAAGTCAGGCAGCTAATCGTGGATGTGACGGCCGCCCTGGAGCGCGAGCCCGCGCCCGCGCCGGCATTGAGAGATGCGCTGCGGCTGCTGGAGATCAGGCTCTATGGCGGCTCGAAAACACCACAAAAATTCCTCCGCATCGAGCAGCAGGTGATCGACGATGTGTTGTTCGGTCAGTACGTGTTCGGCGGCGCCGGCCAGACTGGCCGCGCCTCTAGTCGTGGCGCGCAGGTGCATAATCTGGCCCGCGACACGCTGCCGTACGAGCATCAGGCGATCGAGGCGCTGCTGGTGGGGGCGGACTATTCGACGATGGCCGCCCTCGGCGACGGCGCCCCGGTGTCGCGCAAGCTTTCCTTGCTGATCCGGCCGGCCTTTATCCCGGCGACGGGCAATCTTTTTGTCTGGTCGGATTGGTCGCAGATTGAGGCGCGCATATTGCCTTGGCTGGCCGGAGACGAGACGCGGCTGGATGTCTTCCGCGAGGTCGATGCCGACCCGAGTAAGCCGGACTTGTACACCCGCGCCGCCGCGGCCTTGTCTGGTATTAATATTTCAGAGGTGACGCCGCCGATCCGGCAGCGCGGCAAGGTCGCCGAGCTGGCGCTCGGGTTCGGTGGCGGCGCCAATGCGCTGCGCAGCATGGCGACGGCCTACAACATGCATCTGTCGATCGAGGAGGCGGCCCCAATCGTGGCGCGCTGGCGTGAGAACAATCAGTGGTGCGTCGCGTTCTGGGACGAGGTTTACAGCGCGGTGATTGCGGCGATGCGCAATCCCGGCACGGAGTGCTCGGCCGGTCGCGTGACCTATTGTTACCTGCCGCGTTACTTCGGCGGCTCACTGATTTGCACGCTGCCGTCCGGGCGGGTGCTGACCTATCGCCAGATTAAGTACGAGAACGTTCCCGACCTCGACGACGAGGATCGCGTCGTCGGCTATTCGACGCATCTGCGCTGCGCGCGCGGGTATGGCCGTATCAAATTATGGCGCGGGATGTTCGTTGAGAACATCGTGCAGGCGACTGCCGCGGACTTCCTGCGCGGCACGCTCGTGCGGCTGGTCAAGGCCGGCTATGACGTGCGTTTGCATACCCATGACGAGATACTCCTCGAGGCGCCCGAGGGCGACGCGCTCTGGATACGCAACGAATTACGCAAGTTTATGTGCGGCGGATTTCCCTGGTCGCACGGCCTGCCGCTGGCCAGCGAAGAAACGGTCGCCGCATATTACACGAAGGACAAATCTGCCTATGAGACAGTCCAAGGACTTGAGGCCCTATCAGCAGCGCATTGCGACGCATCTGTACTGTCGTGACGAGGCGCTCTGCGTCGCGCGTCCCGGCAGCGGCAAGACTGCGGCGGCGCTGACGGCTATTTTCGAACTATTACGCGACGGTGTTGCCCGCCATGCGCTGGTGATCGCGCCGAAGCGGGTGGCGACGCATGTGTGGCCGGAAGAGATCGCGGAATGGGCGCATCTTTCCGGTTTGCGCTACGCCGTGCTCGACGGCGGCGCCGCCAAGCGGCTTAAGCTGCTTAAGGGCGCGCCCGAGCGCGACCTCACGATTATCGGTATTGACCTGATACAGTGGCTGCTGGAGCAGCTTGCCGGCATGCCGGACGATCATCCGCTGTTCGACCTCTTGGTGTTCGACGAGATATCCCGGCTGCGCAATCCGACCGGCAAGCGCGTCCAGGCGTTGTGCCGGCAATCACAACGCTGGAAGCTGATCTGGGGCCTGACGGGGACGCTGCGGCCATCCTCTGCCGAGGACATGTTCATGCCGGCGAAGGTGATCACGCGCTCGAAGCTTTGGGGCAAGTCCTTCTATGCGTGGCAGAAGCAGTACTTCTATCCGACCGATTACAACGGCCGCTCCTGGGCGCCGTTTGAGCATTCGCTGGATAAGCTCAATGCCGACATCGCGCCGCTGACGGTGACGCTTGCCGAGGGCGAGATGCCGTACTTCCCGGCGCTGAATATCATCTTCGACAACGTGACGCTGCCTCCCCGTGCCCGCGAACTCTATAACGAGATGGAAACCAAGCTTGGCATCCAACTCGGCGCCGACCGGATCATTACGGCGGCGAATGCCGCGGTTGCGGTCGGCAAGCTGGCGCAGATGGCAAACGGCTTTGTCTACGATGCCGCCCCCGAGGCGCTGCGTTTGCACGATGGCAAGCGCGACTGGCTGTCGGATATCATCACCGATGCCGGCGGCCGGCCGACGATCCTGATCTATGAATTTATCCAGGACCTGAAGATGATACGAGAGTTGCTCGGCGAGGATGTTCCCTATCTGGGCGACGGCGTCACCGACAAGGCCTCGCGGCAGGCGATCGAGGACTGGAACGGGCGCCGGCTGCCGTTCCTGGCCGTGCACCCGGCGAGCGGCGGCCATGGTTTGAACCTCCAGCCCGGCGGCAGCGACATGGCGTGGATCGGGCCGACTTGGTCGCCCGAGTATTGGGAACAGACGATCGCGCGGTTGCATCGCTCCGGGCAGACCGAGCCGGTGGTGGTGCGGGTGTGCCGGGCGCTCGATACGATCGACACCGTCAAGATCAACCGCGTGCATTTCAAGATGCGGGCGCAGGAGGCCTTCGAGGCCTATCTGCGCTCGCGGCAGGTTACTGACCCTGCCCCGGCGGCTTCCGCCGCCACTGCTGCGGGTGCATCTTCCACAGCTTGTCCGGCGCCGTCAGGTTGAGAAGCGCGAGGCGGGCGTGCAGTTGCACGTAGGTATGGGCGGGAAATGCATTGCGCGCCCGCCAGTTGCTGACTGCCTGCGGACTGACATGCAGGAGCCCCGCGGTCATCGAAGTGCCGCCGAGGGCGTCCACTATGTCGGCTACGGAATTCATTGCGTAGGCTTTCATATTTGGTTTACCGCGTTGTGGGGAACCGGTTTTGCTGCGGCGGAATTTGCACTATCGCTGGATATTACAGCAATTGTGAAATAAGGTTCCGTGCCATGATGCTTTCGCTGATCGAAGTGGTGGCGGCGATCGAGACGGTCGCCCTCGCCGTGCTGATCTACGCCTGCCTGGAGGAGACGCTATGGACGACGTTGCGGCGGCGCCGCTGGACGAAATAACCGACGCCGAGGCCATCGCTAAGAGCCTGCGCGTATCCAATGAAATCTTCCGCCGGCTCAATGAAATGGCGCTCGATCCGCTTCACCGGGGCGTGCTGCTGCGGCATATGTCGGATTTGTCGATGATCGAGACGCGGGTGCAGTTGCTCTTGAGCTTTCTACTCACGCGCTGATGGCGAGAAGGGGTCCGGCCATGATGACCGAGCAAGAGGTGACAGAGCGCGTGCGTGACCTGATGGCGGAAAGCCGGGTGCTGGAAGCAGGTTTCTTCGTGAGCATGCTATGTCACAAACCTACGGAAACCAGCGCGTACACGACCAATCTGGCCCGCGGGGCGTTCTTCGCTGGCGCGCATTTCGTTTTGGACAGTATCGTTGGCCCGGTCGTGGCCGGCAATCTGGACGATGCGACGGTATCCAGGCTGCTTGGAATGATGCTGAAGGAAATTGCGCGTTACGGCGATACTATTCCCGAGACGACCGGACCGGTTCACTAGGCGCTGCACAACCCAGAAAGGCGACAAGCTATGCATAAGTTACTGTTAGCATCTGCGTTACTTCTGTTCTCGGCTCCGGCCTATGCCGATATCGTCCTCGACACGCATCTTTCCGGCACCGGCGATAATGTGATCTTTAACAGCCTGATCGGCTCGCTCGCCCTCGGCTCGTTCAATGGCCAGCATACCGGTGTTGTCGATTTCACCGACCTGTCCGGCAATCCGCTGTTCACGGCGGCGGCCAATGGCAACGACATCAAGATTACCGGTACTAACAACCTGCAAATTCAGGTGTTCAGCCTCGCGGGCGTGGTGATCCCGACCCTGACCGATGTCTTCAGTTTGAAGGGGACCGGCGACGTGACGGCGTTCGTGACCGCGAACGAGCCGAACGGCACGACCAAGCTGTTCACCTTCGATCTCGGGCTGCTCGACCTTAATGCGCAGAGCGGCTTCACTCTGAGCGCCATCAACGGCGAAACCATCAACAGGTTCGCGCTGGTCGACGTCGGCGGCACCATTACCGACTTCGAGCATTACCGGGTCGACGTTGCGGCTGCGGCGGTTCCAGCCCCTGCCCTGGGCGCCGGCTTGTCCGGTATTTTATCGGCTTGTATAGGGGTTTGGGCTCTGCAACGGCGTCGCCGTTCGCGAGTTTAGTAACGTAATTGACCGGCGGCGCGTGCTGCCCACGCTATGCCGCCGGCCATAGGCGCGCCCGAGATGGACCCCTTTCTCGGGCGCGTCGGTGCGTTCTGCAGCTTAGCACGGAAGCGTATCCATGCTGCGGTTTTCGGTGCTTCTCGTCCTAGGCGCGGGCGCTATCGCGGCTTGCGGTTATGCCGGCGGCGCCGCTGCCGCCGCCCAGGGTGCGGCCGTCGTCGGATTGATGCTGTTTTGCTCGCGGCTCGAATAGCGAAACGCCCCGGCCGGAGGGGGGACCCACGGCCGGGGCGTACGCTGAACACTACAGACACTACTAACGAACGCACCGTTACGCACGGCATTGGGAGCAAGCCGTGATTTGCGCAGCTATGTCAATCCTCGTCATCATCGAGATCGAACAGTATGGGTTCGCCGTTGATGCTGATCCCGACGTTGATGCCGGGCGTGGTCTCGATGTTGACGTAGACGCGCGGCGGCAGCGGCGGCCGCATCGGCGGCCGCATCGGCGGCGGCGGCTGCTCGGTGAAGTCCTTGGGGAAAGGGAAGATCACTCGCACGATGTCGTCGGTCACCATCCCGAGCCGGTGCATAAGTCCAGGGGAAATGTCGGCGATGCGGTTGGTGTCGACATGTGGTCCCCAGTCCGCCGGGTAGGCCCGGTAGCCGCGCCCGTCCGGGTATCCGACCCAGGCCTTTTCCCGCAGCAGCATGTCCCGCGGCGTGACGTCGTAATCCCAGCGGCAGGCGACGTAGTCAACTGCCGGGTCGAGCCGGCGCGCGAGGCCGGTGGTGCCGGCCGGCTGCGCCGGCAGGAACAGGGCCGGCTGGTCGCTTATTTCATGGATGAAGGCGAGGCCTTCGTCCGGCGCCACGCCGGTGTCGAGGGGGCCGCCGAAGCTCGACACTTTGCCGGTGATGTCCAGCAAGGATGCTGTCGCATTGCCTTGGCCGTTTGAGAGTACCCCGGCGATGGCTTCGCAGATGGAGTTGAAATGCGCGGCGTAGAGTTCGCAGTCGGCCTCGCTGTCGACGAAACAGACCTCGATCAGAACCGCCGGCATTTCCGTGTTGTTCAGAAAAAACAGATCATTTCGCAGCTTCGGGCCACGATCGATCAGACCGCTGCTGCCGGCAATGGCTGCGGACAATCTGCCGGCCAAGTCGTTTTGCGTGACGTAGAGCACCTCGGTGCCGAGGGGATTAGCCGTATGCTGGTCGCTGCAATTGAAATGGATGGAGACATCCAGATCGCGAGCTATGCTGTTGTGCCAGTCGACGATGGTATTCAAGTTCGTATTCTGGTCGCGTGACGTCATGTCGACGAACGAGTAGCACTTGCAGCCCGCCCTCGCCTTGAGTTTGGCGGCGACCGCGCGCACGACCATCTTGTTTTCGTTGAACTCATCGATGATGTCGGCGGCGCCGGGGCACTTGGCTGAGTGCCCGGCTGACAGGCAAATTACCGTCATTGCAACCTCGGCATTCGCAACGGCCCGCCGCCGCCGCCAACCTGCAGCAGGATGCTGACCAGGACAATGACGCAGACTACCACGAAGATGACGATCACCAGCTTGTCGATCGGCGGCGGCAGCGGGAACTGCTGCAAAATCCAATAGATCAGCGCGGCGACGATGACGAAGATTGCCAGATAGATAAGCAATTGGATCATGTGGTGCGCTCCAGGCAGGTCCGGATCAGCGCGTCGCGGCGCTCGATCGCGTTGGCTACGTAATACAAGGTCAGCGCCATGGAGACGATGACGAGCGCATTGAGGATGACGATCGCCAACAGGAACGGCGTCCCCCGCAGCGCCTCGATCGTCTCCTTCACCCCGGCGACGGTCATCGCCGCGCTGTCCCCTCTAACGCTTCGATGCGCGCCGCGAGCGTTTTCACCGCGTTGACGAGCGCAAAGATCAGCGGCGTCGTGTCGAGTTCACGCATGTCGGTCACGGGCTCGCCGTCGATGTAGCCGTCGTGCTGGCTTACCATTTCCGGCATGACGGGTTCGACCTCCTGCGCCACCAGACCGATGAACTCCTGATCGACTACCGCGCCGTGCGGAGAGGTGACCGGCGCGTCGCCGGGCTTGGCGCCCGCGGCAGGTTTGCCGTCGTTGCCTTTGAATTGGTAGCGAACCGGATTGAGCTGCGTGATCTCGGCCAGCCCGTGCTGATAGTCGCCGAGCACGGTTTTTGTGCGCGCGTCAGAACTATCAGCCCACGTCCCGCCGCCGGGCTTGAGGGCGGTGTTGGTTGTGAGGATGATGCCGGCCACCGTGATGGCGCCGTTGGGAACGGAGATAACGCTGTTTCCGCCGCCGGTCGCCGTCAGGCTGGCGCAGTTAAGGGTGCCCGTATAGTTAAACTTACCGTTTACGTTTATCTGCGTTTGCGTGCCACCCGCCCAGCTATAGCTCCACTGCTCGTCGCGGCTATTCATGAACGACAGAATAGAACCACCGGCATCGGCTGTGCCGCTGGTGCTTATTTCGAGCGCGCTCACGGCGCTGTTGTCGTAGCGCAGGCAGACCTTGGCGTTGGAGCCGCGCGATCCGGTGGTGTTAATCAAAAGGTTCGGGGCGCTGCTCTGCGGCAGGGTAACCACGCCGCTTCCGGTGACGTAGAAATAGCTTTTGGTGCCGGTGTTATCGCGCACGAGGAGCGCCTGATCGGTGGCGTTGATGCCGGCATCAATAAGCACGCCGAACGATTGCGACGCTGTATTGGAGCCGTAGACGTGCAGTGGCCACTGTCCAGGCAGCGCATGCGCCGGGTTGATTTGCAGTGCCCCGGTCATGCTGTCGCCGGCTTTGAGCACGCCGCCGAGGGCCGCCATGGCGCCGGCCGCAGTAGTCGCCCCGGTGCCGCCAGCCACGATCGGCCGCGGCGTATTAAGATCGACCGCGACGTCGTCGACGTTGTTGTTGTAGGCGGCGCTTAGAATGGTCGTGTTCGGCGTGCCGTGGGTGCCTGGGGGCGTGCTGTACACGCCACTGCCGTCTCTTGGCATAGTAGTGATCCCTTCTATGGCTGAAAGAACTGCGACCACGGCCGCGCCGGCGGCGGCGCGTTGTAGCGCGCATTGTGAGCGTTGATCCGCGCCGCCACGGCCCGCGCCGCGCCCGGGTCGTTGGCGAGCAGCATGCGCGTTATGGCGACGCGCTGCGCCTCGTTCTCGCCGCGGCCGATCGCCTGCGCGAGGCCGAGGCCGCTGCGAATGGCGGCCGGCAGATTGCCGGTGACGGCGTGCCCGGCGAGGCCGAGCGCCTGCATGGTGCCGGCCGTGTCCGCCATGTCGGCGAGGTTCTCGGCGGTGGGCGAGCCACCCAGCGCCGCCTTCGAGGTTTCGCCCATGGTCTCGACGCGGTTCAAATACTCGCGCAGCGGATCGGCGCGGCCGGGCTGATAGGGGCCGTGATGCAGGGAGAGCGCGTTAAGCTCGTCGACGCCCTTTTGTGATTTCTGCTTCAGGATGTTTGGATAGTTGCCGCCGCGCTCCAGCGGGTCGCGGATGGCGTCGGCGTAGCCGATGCGGGCGCCCTGCTGCTGGGCCTGCGGCATGGCCTGGAACGCCGGCACGGTGTCGCCGGGGCGGCCCCGGCGCGCCATGTCCACGCCAGTGTCGACGGCGTCGCGAACCTGCATCGGCCCGGCATAGGCGCGCCGGGCCGCGGCATAGGCCGGGTTCATCTGGTCGATCTGGTTGAGGAAGTTGCTCCGCAGCGCCATCAGCGCGCGGCCCTGGATGTTGGGCCGCCCGGTCGCCGGGTTAACCGCGCTGTCGATCATGTTATCGAGGCCGACCTTGGCGGTGTGCAGGGTGGTCATGTTGGGCACGCCTCGGATGATCGGCATGCCGGCATTGTCGTAGCCGACCACGGCGGCGTGGATCGGCAGGAACGGCCGGGCAGTGCCCGCCGTGCTCATTTCCTGCTGCTCCAGGCCGGCTCTGAGCCCGGCGCGCATGACGGGCAGGTCGAGCATTTCACGAAGCTGCGGGCTCGTGACCGGCACTTGCATGGCCTGCCGGTAGAGCGGCGCGGCCTGGGCCTGCGCCTGACCCAGCAAGGCCTCCTCGGCCTGCAGCGCCGATTGCGGGGCACCCAGCGCCTCGCCGACGCGGGCGCCGACATTGGGGCGCATGTCGAGATTACGCTGTGTCAGGTAGTCCGTGATGATGTCGCGCTGGCTGCCCGGGGTCTTGCGCATGGCGGCGAGCTTGCGCTGGCCTTCGATCCCCAGCGCATCCGCGAGCGTGTACTCGCCCTGGCCGGCGGCGTGGGCGCGGGCCACCTCGTCGGCTGCCTCCTGCGGCGACATGCGAGCGCGGCGCGTCACGTCGGCAAGCTCGCGGGTGGCGATGACTTCAGGATCGCGCAGCCGCGGCATTTGCAGGGTGCGGGCCGTTTGCGACACGACCGGCCCGACCAGCGGCAGGGCGCCACCGAGGATCGCGCCGCCGGCCGCGCCCGCCGCAAAGTTGCCGGGGATGTCGTCGGGGGTGTCACTGCGGGCGGCATTGAGCGTGCCGCCGACGATGCCGCCCTGCACGGCGCGGCGCCCGACATTGACCATCGTCTCGGGCACCGCCGCGTGGGTGAAGGGGATGCGCCCCGGCCCGGTGGCGCCCGGCACGCCCAGCGCGCCCGACAGGATCGCGCCCATTGCGGCACCCTTGCCGGCCTCCGTAGGCACATCCGCGAGGGTTTGGGCATTGCCGGCGCCGGCAACGCCGCCCAGCGCCGCGCCGGTGCCCATGACCCGCGGCAGCGCCTGCCTGACTGTCGCGACAGTGGGGCGCGCGGCGCCGCCAAAGGCCCCGGCGCCGGTAACCAGCCCGCCGCCTATTTCTGCCAGGGTGCCGCCGACGCCGGCGGTGTTCTCATCGGTGCGGCGGCCGAGCGCGTCCTCGACCGCTTTGGCGTAACGATAGCCTTCGATTGGGCTGGCGACGCCGTGGCGATACATTTCGAGCGGCGTCGAGATTGCGGCGCGTAGCTCATCGTTCCACCCCAGGGTGGCGCCGCGCATGGCGCGGGCGCCGTAGCCGGTCGAGGGCGCCGAATTGGTTTTATCCAACGCCGCCAGTTCTGCGGCGGCAGCCTGTTGATATTTGTCACCCGTAACTGGCGTGTTGGCGTCGCCGCCCGGGGGTACGACCGTCCAGTCGGACGGCGCCACGCTCGCCGCGGCCGCGGTCGGTGCCGGCGATGCCGGCGGCACGATAACCCAATCGTCAGCCATTTAGTTTGCGGTCCTGGCGGGGGGTTTCTCACCGGGCACCGGGTCCTCCCAGTGACCGTTGTGCATGATCTGGGCGCGGCCGGTGGAGGCGCTGAAGCGCCAGCTATTCTCGGCAACACCGGGCGCCGCACGCGCCTTGCGGTCGTCAATGATGGCGTCGAGGTGCGGCTTCGCCGTGCCCATGCTGTCGTAGACGCTCTTCTCCTGCACCGCGCGCAGTTGCGCTTTGAGCGCGATCTGCTGAGGCCCGTCGCCGGGCGTGGGGAAGAAGGTTCTGATCTTGTCGAGTTTCTCCTGGCCGCCGATCAGCGCCCCGCTCTCGTCGCGCAGGAAGGCCTCGGCCCACGAGTTCATGGCGTCTACTTTGTTCTTGTAGACGTCGGATTGCACCGCCCGCCCGGCGGCGCCGCCGTAGCCTGCGGCGGCGTTCAGGCCGCCGGTAAAGCCGGCAAGCTCCTTGGCGTCGCCCAGGTATTCGCTGGCGCGAAGGCCGCGCTCGAACGAGCGCACGATCGACCCTTGCTTCTCAGTTAGTTGCGGCCCGCCGGTGCCCGGCACCTCGGTAAACGGTACGTCAGGCGCGGCGCCCTTCGGGCGCTGATAGGTGCGCCCGCCGACCTCGACCTTGTCGAAGGCGTTCTGCTTCTGCTCGATGTCCTGTTCCTGGGCGCGGATTTCCGCGGCGGTCTTTTGGAGATTGATGCGTGCGGTCGGATTGCCGAAGTAATCCTTGCGGTTGCCTTCTTCGGCGTTGGCGTTTTGCTCGCGGTCAAAGTTGTATTGATTGGTGGCTTGTTCCTGCAACAGGGTGCGCCGCTTCTCCCAGTTGGCAAACACTTCCTTCGCCGCCGCCTCGGCCGGCGACCCCTTGAAGCGCGGGTTGGTCATAACGGCGAACGCTTGTTGCTGCTCCGGCGAGTACGGCACGATCGGCGGCGCGGACGGCAGCGGCTTGAGCACGCGCGGCGGCTGGTTGGGCGGGATCGGTTCTTGTGAGGGTAACGTACCCGCCGCCGGCGCCTTCGGAATATCGGTCGTCACCGGCGGCGTGCCCCGGTCGGCCGGCGGCCTCGCCACCAGCCGTTCGTTTGCGGGCGGCGCCATCAACGGCTGCGGCTGCTGCCCGCCGATCGTATCGCGCGACAGTAAGCCTTGGTTGGTCAGCGCCGACGCTACTTTCATCCGCGCGGCATTGACCTCGTCCTGGGTGGCGCCGGCATCGATCGCCGACTGTGACATCGGCGCGTCGCCCTGCGGCGTGATCGGCGCCGGCGCGATTGGCGGCGACGCGGGCGGCTCGGGTGACGGCGCGGGGGACGGCGCGGGGGACGGCGCGGCAGAGGCCGGCGGCGGTGCTCCCGGCGGCGGCAGCCCGCCCATGCCGGCGACGGCCTTGGATTGGTCAGCGGCGAACGCCTTCGCTTGCCGGTCGAGCGCGATCAGGTTCATCGCGGTTGCGAAGCTATCGCCCATTGAGGCGATGCCTTCGCCGATGTTGCTCGCGTAGGGGCGCTTCTGCGCGGCTAATTCAGTTGCGATCTTCCGCCGCATCTGTAGCGCGTCATAGCTCTGGTCCGAGCCCTCAGGCGCGTCGGCGAGGAAGTCATAGAGCCCCATGTCACGCCGCCCTCAGTAGGCCGCCCATGCGGCGGTTATCGATGTATTTGGTGCCTTGCCGGTCGTGCAGGACGGCGTTGGGGTCGATCTTTTCGACGTCCTGCGCCATCGGGCCGAGGTGCCGGATCGAGGCCGGATCGTCTTTGTAACTGTACGTGTAGATCGGCAGTTCTGAAGTCTCGCCGCGGTCCTCGGCTTTGCTCTCAGGCTCGGCTAGTTTCTGCGGCGCGGCCGCGAACACCGAGCCGACCTTGTGGATGTTCTCTTTCGAGCGCACGTCCGACTTGGTGGCGCCGTAGGCGGCGGCGCCGCCGATGCTGCCGATCGCCGAGAACAGCCCGCCGACAATTTGGTTGTAATTCGTGCTTTGTTGCTTGTAGGCGTCGAGCGACTGACTGAAGTTATTGTTTATCAGTCCGGCTACGTCAGTCGTCGGTATCTTGTTCTGTGCAACGTTGGTCGCGGTCGGGTTCGACACCTGCGACTGGCTTAGCAGCGCAGTAATCTCATTGATCGGTTGATTGCGCAGCGAATACTGCTCGGACAGCGCCTGCGCGCGGGCGGTCTGCTGCGCATTGAACAGCGTCTCGGCCTGCGACTGCCGCTGCGCGGCGGCGGCGTTCCAGAGTTGCGCCCGCGAGGCTGCCTGCTGGAAGGCGTTGGTCTGCGCGGTGTTGGCGTAGTTGCCGCGGCCGAGCGCCTGCTGATAGGCCTGCTGCTGGGCCGAGTTCTGGAAGCCGGCGCGCTGTGCCGCGAGGTCATCCTGTAGTTTCTGCTCCTGGCCGCCTTGCGCCGTAATTCCGAGCCGCTGATCATTGATGCCGCGGTTGTAGTTGTCCATCGCGGCCTGGAACGCTGGCGAGCCGTACTTGATACCCTGATCAGCCAGCCGGGACTCTAGATTGGCGCGGTCGCGATCGTTCTGCGGCTGCATGCGTTGGAACAGCGCATTCTCGACGTTGGCGCGCTGCTGCGTGCCTTGCGAGGTTTCATAGTCGCGGGTGAGGGCGCCGGCGTCGCCGAAGGTGCGTTGCTGCTGATAGTTCGGGTCCCAGTCGAGGAGATACGAAGTCGGCGAGTTTTGGCCGTTGCTCGCAAGTTGGTTCGGGTCGCCGCCGGCCGGCAGGTTCGACAGATTGATGCCGCTGCCGAGCAGTTGCTGCAACTGCGCGCTCGACATGTTGCCGAGGCTCGCGAGGTTTAGTTTCGCCTGATTGCTCTGGTCCAGCGTCTGCTGCCCGATCGGCGACAGCGACTGGGTGACGGTGAACTTCGGGATGTCGAAGGTCTGCTGCGTCGTCGGGTCGGTGAAGTTGTAGTTCCCGGTCTGGTCGTAGGTTATGTTTCCCTGCGGCGTTACCTGATTGACGTTGCTCAGATTGGCGTTGGCGATCGCGGTCGAGACATTGGTCCCGGTGGCGGCGGCGGCCGTCGCGTATGGGTTCGGCGGATCGGGGGCGGTCGGCTTGCCTATGACACGTACTCCTTTTTCATCAGTACTGCGGTTGCCCAGGCATCGGCGGATTTGGCAACCGCGGCGGTCCCATCGGCGCCGGGAAGCCGCCGCCGCTCATCGGCCCGGCTTGTGGCGTCATGCCGCCCATAGCTGGCGCGCCGGCCATGGCTGGCGTGCCAGCCATGCCCGGCATGCCGGGCGGCGGCGTTGCGGCGGCTGGCGGCGCGCCGAGCGCCGGCATAGCCGGCTGTGGCATTGCCGATAGCGGCGGCGCCTGCGGCGGCGGGGAGGCAATCCGCATCAGTGCCTGTGTGATCGCGTCGCGCCCATTGCCGGGAGTGTTGCCGTACGCCATCAGGCTGCCTCTTGGTGTTGCATCAGGCCCACGCGCTGATGGATGCGCCGAGTTTTCCAGACGTCATCGGTAAGCGTCGCCACGACGCCGTCGCGGTCGCGGCCAAATAATCGTTCCACGGTGACGCGCTTGTACCCAAGCGCCTTTAGCTGACGTAACAGCCGCGCGTTGTCTGCCGACACGCGCATTACGACCATCTGGCATCGCGCATCAACGAACGGGTAAACGTGCATCAGCCGCAGCGTCGTGCGCGTTAGCCAGCGCGGATCGATGGCGGCGCCGGAAATCTCGATGGTCGATGCCTCGGGGTCATAGTTGTGATACACCAGCCCGCCGATCAGCCGGCCGCCGTCAACCACACCGAGCGTCATTATTTTATCGCCGAAGCCGCGCTCACAGTGCGGGATGTGCGCCGCCACGAACCTCGCGACCACATCGTTATGCCCGATCAGGTAGTGCATAGCGTCTGCTCCAGGCTCTCGCGCGCCCCCTTGCTGACGCCGACCGCCGCCATGATCGGCAGCCAGCGCGAGCGCGAGTTCTGCTCGATCAGGTTCGCCATTTCGATTTCGCGCAGTGACCTCCAGATGGCGTTGTCTTTGCTCGGGTCCTCGGGGACGAATACCCGCGGCCGGTCGGACGTGCAGAAGCGGTAGACCAGCTCTTCCGACAGGATGCCGATCAGCCCGGCGATCGTGCCGCGGTCGTCCAGCGGCCAGCATTTCCGGCGGAACTTGTTGGTGCCGTAGATGCTATGGAACAGCCCGGCGTTGCAGATCGTGTCGCTGTTGCCCCAGAGCTTGAGCAGGGTGTGGGTACCGCGCAGGTGATCGTACAGCGAGCGGCCGCTGTGCTTGGCCCGGAGCGCGCCGAGGCGGTTGAGCAGAAAGTCCTGGTGCTCTGGCCGGATCATTCGTTCGCCTCCTTGATCGTCTTGAAGGCGAGGACGATGCGAAGCTCCGGACACGAGCGCGACACGCCGCGGGCAACGTGCGGCGTGCAGCCCGGGAATGACACCAGACGATTAGGTTTCGGATAGATCGAAGTAATAATATCGGTTTTATCTTCGTTGAAGATCACCGTCTCGCCGCCCCAGTCTGGCGACCAAGCCGCATGCGGGTAGTACACCGCGGTGCGGGCGTTGGGCTTCTTGGAGTCAGTATGGAGGGTGCCGTCGCCGCCATAGGCGTGGGCGTTGGCGTAGGCGCGCATCAGGGTGTGGCCGCGGAATACGCTCTGCGAGAGGCTCAGCCAAAGCTCGAACACCAGCGGCGCGTTCCTGAGTAGCTCATCGGCGCAGGCGTAGGGTTCCTCGTTGCTGGCGTTGCGGTGGCCGGCGAAATGCTTGTGCCAGAAGCTGAACAAATCGCGCTTGCGCGAACTCTTCCAGCCAAACTTCCAGCCGGGTTCTTGCAGGAACGCGAACAGCGCCGCGCGCTTGGGCTCGCGCAGCACGTTGTCGACCACGAACACGGCGCTCGATGCCGGCGCCGGCGCCGCCCTCGCTGGCGGGCGCGGCGGCGGCCACAAATCAAGCTGGGCGTGGCTGCTGACGAGCGTGGGGTTATTCATCGTCATCATCGTCATCATCGCCGCCGCCACCGTCGCCTTCGCCCGCGCCCTCACTGTCGCCGGTGGCGTCGCCGCCGCTCGGACCTCCGCCGCCAGGGCCGTCGCCGTCGGGACCTCCGCCGCCGGGGGCGCTGTCACCGCCGCTCGGGCCCTGGCCGCCGCTCGAGGCTTCGCTGTTGCCGTCGTCGCTGAGGCCGCCGCCGCCGGGGGCGCTGTCGCCAGTGTTGCCGCCGCTCGGGCCCTGGCCGCCGCCCGAGGCCTCGCTGTAGCCGCCCTCGCTATAGCCGCCACCCGCGGGGGCGCTGTCGCCCTCGGGGGCGTCATCGAAGGAGAAGCCGTAGCTGTCGACGGGGGCGTCGACCATCGCGTAGGCGTTGGCGATATCCTCGGGCAGGGCATCCAAGTTCAGGTCGGATCGATCGCCCTTTGACCCGGTGTTGACGCTCATGCCCATCCCGGGAACGCCGGAGGCGGGAAACCCCTGCGACGGCGCGTTTTCGAACCCGGACAGCACGCTGCCCGTCAGCATGCCGCCCTGGGTGCCGGGCACGCCTTCGGGCGACGGCGACGGCGAACTAAAGCCGAGGCCAGGGAAGTCGCCCATGTTGTTGGCGGAGACAACGCCATAGTTGCTGGGCGAGGTAAAGTCGACGCCCTGGTAGTTGCCCGGCATATCGCCAACCGGCGGCGCGCCAGTGAGGGCTTCGGTGTTGATGGCCCCCGGCGCCGCCGGCGCATTGGCGCCGTAGGTGGTCGAGCCGAGGCCGATGGCGGCATTGGTGGCGGCCGTGCCCACCGGATCACCGAACACGGTAGCGTCGTTGACCGGCGAGGCATTAGGATTGCCCGTCATCGCCTGGACGCCGCCGACGAGCCCCCCGCGCGCGTCGATATCGTTGAGAATATCCTCCATGCTCTGATTGGACCCGATCGGCGCGCCGCCGCCGGGGACGCTGCCTCCCGGCGCGGATGTGCCGGACCCGACCGGCGCGCCGCCGCCTGGGACGCTGCCTCCTGGCGCGGATGTGCCGGTAAAGCCGGAGCCGGTCGGCGCGCCTGTCGTGCCGGGCGCGCCCGGCGCGAAGCCGGTGTTCGGCGCCCCCAGGTCAGATGGCGAGTTCACGCCGGAGTACGGGCCGCCCCCCAGATTGCCGTAGCCGCCGGTATAGGCGTCGCCGGTCAAGCTGGTGTCGAACCCCCCGAAAGTCATGCCGCCGCCTGCGGACGTGCCCGCAGGCGCGCCGCCCGGCGCGCCGCCGCCATCGCCCGGGCCGAACTGCGCGTTGGGGTCGCCGCCGTAGTACTGCCGCATCAATTCGCGGATGATATCCTCGCGGCTTTGCAACGACATGATGGCGGCTCCTATACGTTGATGCCGGCGCGCCCGAAGGTCGCGCCGATCGCGAGCAGTTCGACCTGCGGCAGTGATTGTTGCGCGATTGTTACTTGCGTGACCGGGGCGTGGGAAAATCCGGTCTTGCCGATCGACATCCAGTGCGTGTTGCGCACCGGCGCGCCGAACGGCGTCGGCTGGTCCCAGCGCCCAGCGTCCCAGAGCGTCTCGTCCCAGACCTCGCGAATACCCGGGTCGGGGCCGGCGGGAGGCGGCGGCGGCACCGTCACCACGTAGTCGATCGCGGCATTCAACTGCGGGATGAACGGCTGCATCGCCTGCGCGCTGAAGATCGCGCGGGACTGGTGCCAGATATTTTGCGCCGATGGCGCCTGGAACGTTTCCCAGCCGCCGACCAGGGTCGCCACATAGGGCATACCGTTATCGGTGCCGCCGATCTCGCATTGCATGATGCGCCCGTCCGAGGTGCCAAAGAACAGCCGGTCACGCATCTTGACGAAGCAACGCGCGTCATAACCAACGAACCGGCACCATGCGGCGGTGGCGTTGTTCATCACCGCGCAGTAACGCTGCCCCTCCAGGCCGCCCGGCCAAGTAACGAAGATGGCGCCGTAATCGTCCCAGCGTTTCATCGTCCAGGGCAGGTTGGATTTCAGCGCCACTTCCTGCCGCCACATTGATCGGATCGGGTTGGTGATCAGCGCCAAGTCCAGCGTGCCGGCGTCTTTAGTGATGGCCGTGCCCAATGGCACGATGCCGTCCACCGTCATAATCAAAACATCGCCGCCGATCGGCATGTGCGCGTTCATGCCCATCGGCCGGCCGATCGAGTAGACGCCCTGCTGCTGCCAGCCGGTCGGATCGCCGGGGTTGTTGCCGGAAAAGATGATCAGGTCACCTTCAGTGGTGACAAACACGCACTTGTCGTCGGTGCCCGAGCCGGTGTCGCCGGACCATGTCGCGCCGAACAGCAGGCTGCCGCCCCGCGGCGCGCTGCCGCCGAGCGGGATCAGCCCGAGCGCGCCCTGATATGAGTCAATACCGAGGTAATAGGCATTCATCGTGCCGCCCTCGATGAAGAACAATCGATTGCGGTACTTCCAGACGTACGTCAGGTTACGGCCATGCGCGACGTCGCTGCCGGCGGGGCCGGTGATCTGATCGGCGTCGAACGCAGTCCAGGTCGTGCCATCGTAATGCAGCGGCGCGTCGCCGGCGTCGTTGACGGCAATAAGATGATTGCCGCTCATGTTTGTTAGTTGCGTTGCCGCGTAGTTGCCGCTGCTCTGGCCGCTTTTGGCAACGGTCGGCAACTGCGACGAGACGTTCCAGAGGGTAGCCGGCTGGCCGGCAAACATCTGATGGATATTATCGCCGGAGACGTACTCGAAGGCCGACACGATCGGATACCGCAGCGGCGAGGTGACCGGCGGCACCGGCGCGTCCCATTGGCTGATATCCCACTCGCCCTCGTCCCAGGCGTCGAGGCCGTGCAGGTCGCACCATACGCGCGTGCCGCCACGAAGTTTTACTCCCCGCAGCGTCGATACCCAGTTGTCCTGCACCAGCGCCCCGCCCGGCGTCATGAAGGCTTGGTTTTCGTTCTGCACCAGCCCGCGCGTCGGCGCCGGCAGCGTCACTGTTTGCAAGACATTAGCGTAGCCCTGCTGGACCGGCTGGCGGCGGAAGGCGGCGTATGCGGTCATGGCGAGGGCAACGGCCAGGGATACGAGGTCGATATGACCGCGTCGGATATCGGCCTGCCGCCAATCAATATCGGCGCCGGCTGGTCGCGGCCGGCGACCGACCAGAGCGCGTCGGAATAGGTCCCCATCGCCTCGGCGTAGGGCGAGCCCTTGGCCTCCTTCCAGACCCAGATCAGCATCAGCTTGAGCAGCCGCTCATCGAGCCTGCAGGTGTCATCGTCGGCAGTGAATTGCGTATCGGTCAGGCCGGTGGCGGCGACGTTGATGATCTGATTGGACAGGTACGCGAAGGTCGCGGTGGCGCCCGCCGCCAGGATCGGATTGATGTAGATGCGGCCCCCGATCAGGATGTAGGCGCCGCGGCTGTCCCAGAAGCCGGAGGCCTTGCGCCGCAGCCATTCGTCGTAGCTGTTGACGTACACGAGCGGGATGAAGCTCGAACGCGAGGTCCAAACGTTACTGTCAAGCAGCAGCCGCAGGAAGTCGTAGGGCAAGGCAAAGCTCTCGGCGACGCCGTCGCCAGTCACGGTCGCGGTCTTGATCAGCGCCGACCAGTCGTGGGTGTCGCGGGCGAGCCGCTGCGCGCATTCGTTGGCGTGCGTCAGTAGCTCCTGCTGCGTGCGCTGGTTACTGATGTTGCCGAACACGGTCGGCACGCGCTCGACGCCGACCACCTGACAAACATCTTGCACGACGCTGAGCAGCGACATCGGTCAGGCCGCCTCGGGTTGGTGCGCGGGTATTTCCTTCGCCATGCGCTGCAGTACTTTCAGCGACAGCGACCCGTGCGGCGCGTGGCCGGAATGCGTCGTAATGTAGTCACGCAACTGCTCGATGCTCATGCTCTCGAAGTTGCCGTCCTTCGCCTCGGCCTGCGCCTTGCGCTGGAGCGCGGCGTTGTCCTCTTCGAGCGCCATGTTGCGCGCCCGCAGCGCGTCAAGCTCCGCTTGCGCCTCGATCGCCGGGGCGCCGCGCTTGGCGTTCTCCATATAGGCTTCGGCCTGGTTCTTATAATCACGGCCGTACGGCCCGAGGTTCTTCAGCTCCTGGCCGTCGACATGGGCCAGCGCCTCGACGGTGTAGATGTTGAAGCCGCGAAGCTCGACGCGCTTGGCCTCAGTGAGGAAAGGCACGTAATCAAGCGGCGTGCCGGTGCGGGTCTGGTCGGCATGCGCCTTGAATTGCGCATACTGCCGCGAGAACCGCTCGGCGTAGGTGATCGAGCGTTCCTCGCCGGTGTATGGGTCTCGTATCTTCTCCGTGCAAAGCTCGTGAGCGGGAACGATTTTCACGTCACGCGAGCCGGGCACGCGGATTTCGCAGATTTCGCGGTCGTCGTGAATTGGCCGGCCGGCCTTGGCGCTCTTGTCCTCGTTGATCACCGTGCCGTTCTTGAACAGCGCGATCAAAACGTCGTCCG